TATTTACAAAGGTAAAGAAGATACTGTAAGGTCTATTAAATACACTTTCGTAGAGGATGGAATCAAGTACGCCAATACTTTAAAAGTTCTCACGAAAGATAATGCCGGGAACGAAGGTAAAAACCCATACATTAACTACTTTGATGAGGTCCATGCACAAATGGACCGCGAGCAATTTGATAATTTGCGTTCCGGTCAAATTGCTCAGGAAGAGCCATTAAACATTATTACGACTACTGCAGGTAAACAACCTGGATCCCTGGGTGCTCAAATCTATGCGTATGCTAAAGATGTCTTAAAAAATGATAATGACGACTCATGGTTTGTATTAATCTATGAACCGAATAAAGGTTATGATTGGACCGATCGTAAGGTTTGGCAAATGGTCAATCCGAACATGGGCGTTTCTGTCAACATGGAATTCTTGGAGAATGCGTTTAAAGAAGCACAGAATAACAGCTTTAACCGCGCGGAATTTTTGTCAAAGCACTTGGACGTATTCGTTAACTACGCGGAAACTTATTTTGAATTGGATCAATTAGAAAAAATGTTGGTGGATGATTTAGGTGATATTGAAGGTGAAACCTGTGTTATTGGCGTGGATTTATCAAGACGTACTGACCTAACTTGTGTAAGTATAAATGTTCCGACCTTTGATGATGACGGTCAGCCGATATTAAAGATAAAGCAAATGTACTTTATCCCGGAATTTGGGATAGAAGAAAAAGAACAGCAGCGAAACGTACCGTATCGAGAGTTAGCGAAAAAGGGATTTGTAACTTTATGCCCAGGTAAAACTGTAGATGAGGATATGGTTGATCAATATGTGAATTGGGTTTTTGAACACTTTGATTTACGACAAATCAACTATGACCCGGCTCTTGCTGAAAAGTTAGTTGAACGGTGGGAAATGTTAGGAGTGCCGTGTGTGGAAGTACCACAATATCCTACACATATGAATGAACCGTTTGACGATTTTGAATTACTTTTACTGCAAGAAAGAATATTGAATGGTGAAAAGGTTCCAGCAGTAATAACAGATAATCCGTTATTTGTTTTCTGTACATCAAATGCCAAAATTGTTACAAATATTAACAATTTAAAAGCACCAAGTAAGCGTAAAAGCCCGGAACATATTGATGGTTTCGTGGCTTTTTTAATTGCTCATAAAGAAACATTGAATATGATGGAACCAATTGTTGCAGATGAAGATTTTGATGAATATTTAGATGAAATTTATAGATAGAAAGGCGGTGAAAATTTGGGATTACGTGATAGATTTTCAAACTTTTTATTACGTCAAATTGAAAAACGCGGATGGTTTGAAGATATATTTTCGAATGTCGTCCGTTATGGTGGCCGGTACGTTAATGATGACAACATTTTGGAATCGTCCGATGTATATGAGCTTCTGCAGGATATATCAAATCAAATGATGTTGGCCGAAATCGTTGTGTTAGACGGTAGTGGTAAAGAGATCCGAAGTGATCCGGTATTAAAAATTCTATCTCAACCAAATAATTATTTAACCGGTTCTGAGTTCATTAAATTGATGACTAATACCTATTTATTACAAGGTGAAGTTTTCCCTGTTTTAGATGGTGATCAGCTTCACCTTGCAGCCAACGTTTATACCGAATTGGATAACAGGTTGATTGAGCATTTTAAGATTAACGGTACCGAAATTCCCGGTTTTATGATCCGACATGTTAAAAATATCGGGACTAGTCATTTGCGCGGGGTCGGCATTCTCCAACTTGGGAAAAACACCCTTGATGGTGTTATGAACGCTGAAAAGGTTTTGACGGACAAGTACACTAAAGGCGGGTTATTGGCTTATCTGTTAAAGCTTGATGCTCATATCAATCCGCAGAATGCTGCTCAGTCAAAACTGATCAAAGCAATTCTTGACCAGTTGGAAGCTATAAGTGATACCAACACCGTTAAAATGATCCCATTGGGCAAAGGCTATGAAATCGGCACCTTGCAAAGCCCAATTGAAGATGAAAAAATACTTGCTTACTTGAATGTCTATAAAAAGGATCTTGGTAAATTTTTAGGAATCAACGTAGATACTTATCAAGCGCTTATAAAATCTGATTTGGAAAAAGCCATGATGTATCTACACAATAAAGCGGTAAAACCGATAATGCGGAATTTTGAAGAGCATTTATCGGTTTTATTTTTTGGTCGCGACTCAACAAAGCGAATCAAATTTAAGATTAACATTTTGGATTTTGTTCCGTATTCGACCAAGACAAATATCGGTTACAACATCGTTCGGACTGGTATTACTTCACCGGATAATGTGGCTGAAATGCTCGGATTTCCGAAGCAAAATACTCCGGAAACTCAAGCCATTTATATTTCTAATGACCTATCAAAAATCGGTGAGAAAAAAGCAACTGATGATTCGCTGCCGTCCGATTATTTGAAAGGGGGTGATGAAAAAGATGAAGAAAAAGGAACTTCGGACAATTGACATCACCAACCTTCAAACAAGGGATGGTACCGACAGTGAGCCGATTAAGATTACCGGTTACGCTGCCGTTTTTAACTCAAAGACATCAATTGGAGATTGGTTTACTGAAGCGATTGCCCCCGGAGCGTTTAGTCGGTCCATTTCTGAGAATGATATCCGAGCTTTATTTAACCATGACTGGGATAATGTTCTCGGCCGAACAAAGAGTGGCACCCTCTATTTGACCGAGGATGAACGCGGCTTAAAATTTGAGATTGAATTGCCAAACACAACTGTCGCCCGGGATCTTGCTGAGTCGATGAAACGAGGCGACATCAATCAATGTTCATTTGGATTCGTTCCGGTAGAGGAAGAGTGGGACTATTCCGTTGAGCCGGCTTTGAGAACTTTGAAAGATGTCGATCTCTTTGAAATCTCGATTGTTTCACTACCGGCATATGATGACACAGAAGCAAGTGTTGTGCGAAGCAAAGAGATTGATAAGGAAGTAGAAAAACGTATTAAACTTTTAAAACAAATTAAGGAGTTGTTGAAGGATGAATAAAAAATTGTTACTTGCTTTGCAAAAACGAAATAAAGAGCGTCTAAAAGAACTGCGCGATAAACTCGAAAAAGGGGAAGTTCGTGCCGAAGATTTAGAGGCGGTGCAAAAAGAAGTTCAGGAATTATCTGATCAGCTGCAAGAAATCGCTAACCAATTGGCAAATATGGATGATGGTGATGATGGTAGCGAAGGTTCTGCAGCTGGTGAAGGAGACGGTGAAGGACGTGATGGTGAACCAGAAGGAGACGATGGAGGAGATGGTGATGGGGCTGGCAAAGATGAAGGCGATGAGCAGCGTGGAACAACTATTACTGGTGAACAACGTTCTGCTGCATTAAATGCAATTAAAACAGCATTATCTACACGTAACGCTAAATCTACTAAACAACGAGAAAAAGAAATTCGTTCTGCTTTTGCTAACTTTGTAGTTGGTAACATTTCAGAAGCAGAAGCGCGTTCTCTTGGTATCGAAGCCGGAAATGGTTCTGTAACGATTCCGGAAGTTATCGCCAGTGAAATTATCACGTATGCACAGGAAGAAAACCTGTTGCGTAAATACGGTTCTGTACATCGTACAAGTGGAAATGTTAAGTATCCTGTATTGGTTAAAAAGGCTGATGCTAATGTAAACAAAAAAGAACGCGGTGACGGCAACCCGATTCCAGAGACAGATATTGAATTTGATGAAGTTCTTTTGGATCCGGCTGAATTCGATGCATTGGCCACTGTGACTAAGAAGCTTCTTAAAATGTCTGGTGCTCCGATCGAAGAAATTGTTATTGAGGAACTTAAAAAGGCTTATGTCCGTAAGGAAACAAGCTATATGTTCAAAGGTAACGATACTGGTAACGAAAACCCTGGATCGCTTGAAAAGAAAGCTGTCGCTTATTATGAAACGGAACCAGTTGATATTAATGCAGCCGGTTTTTCTCAAAAGTTATATGATCAATTAGTTAACCTAAAAGGTCAACCGGTAACCGAAGTTCTTAAAAAGTCTATGTGGATTGTTAACCGCGCTGCGTTAACGGTATTGGAAAAAATGACCGATACCACCGGCCGCCCGTTGCTTCATGAAGCGGTGGATGGTGTTGGGTACAAATTGTTGGGTCACCCACTCGACTTCACGGATGCGGCGGATGGATCTGATCCGAGTGTACCGGTATTCTATTTCGGTGATTTTAAAGCGTTCCATATCCAAGATGTCATTGGAGCTATGGAATTGCAAAAGCTTATTGAGAAGTATGCAGGCACCAACAAAGTCGGTTTCCAAATTTACAACCTTCTTGATGGGCAATTAATTTATAGCCCGTTTGAGCCGGCCGTTTACCGTTATGAAGTCGGAGCCACTGCACCTACGGAAGGTTAATAGATTATGGACGAATTAGTAACAAAACTAAAGAGCCATATTCACTGGGAGGAAGGGATGGATGATTCCCTTCTTCCCTTTTATATTGAACGAGCTCAAAAGTATGTGAAAAAGGCAACTGGCGGGCAAGACGAATGGTTAATTATCATGGTGGCTGGGATTTTTTAT